GCAACCGGTGAAAACGCTGGAACTTGGGGTACAAAAACAAATACTAATTTACAACTTATCGAACAGATATCTGGTGGTTTTACTACACAAGCAATTGGTGGTGGTGCACAAACTACAGCTTTAACTATTTCTGACTCTGGAACTGGTGATGTAGCCGGTCACAGAATGATCGACTTTACAGGTTCAATCACAGGAAATCAGATTGTAACAATACCTCTAGATGTTCAAACTTTTTATATTTTAAGAAATTCAACTTCAGGAGCATATACAGTTCAATTTAAATATGCATCTGGTTCGGGTTCTACTTTTACTTTTTCTGCAACAAACAAAGGTACTGCAATAGTATTTGCGGCAGCAAATGATGGAACTAATCCAGATATTATACAAATTCAAACAGGTGGAGATGTTGTAGACGATACATCACCACAATTAGGTGGAAATTTAGATACAAACGATTTTAATATTTCATTTGATGATGCACATGGCATTACAGATGAAAATGGAAATGAACAAATAGTATTTCAAACAACTTCATCTGCAGTAAACCAGTTAGATGTAACTAACGCTGCAACAGGTAATGCACCATCTATTCAAGCAACAGGTGGTGATTCTAATATAAATTTAAGAGTTGGACCTAAAGGAACTGGTTTAGTTGAAGTTCTTGGTGCCGATAATCCAGGATCAATTCAGCTTAATTGTGAACAAAACTCTCATGGTATAAAACTTACATCACCTGCACACAGTGCTGGACAATCATATGAACTTAAATTTCCAACTGGAAACGTAACAGCAGATAGATTTTTAAAAGTAGCATCAGTATCTGGTTCAGGCACAACAGGTGTAGGACAATTATCTTTTGCTGAAGTATCAGGTGGTACATCATGGCAAGCAGTAAAAACTTCTACTTTCACAGCAGTAGCTGGTGAAGGATATTTCGTAAATACTACAAGTAATGCTATAACAATGAATTTACCTGCAGGTACATTAGGAGATGAAATTGTGTTTATAGACTATGCAGGAACTTTTGATACTTATACTTTTACCATCTCTGCAAATGGTTCGGAAAAAATTGCAGGATCTACAGACGACTTAACAGTTTCAACAGAAAGAGCAGGAAATACTTTAGTGTATACAGATTCTACACAGGGCTGGCTGCTAAAGAATAAATAATCATGACTAAATATAAAGACCTTGTTGGAACAGCAGTTACCAACTTTGCGGGTGATAATCCAGCTGTTGTTGATGGTGAACTTTGGTACGATAGTTCTAGTAAAGCTTTTAAATATCAATTTCCAGCAGTAACAGCATCCGGTTCTTGGGCAACTGGTGCAAGTATAAACTCTGCGAGACAGGCCATGGGTGGTGCAGGTACATACACATCTAGCTTAGTTTTTGGAGGAGAAGGACCCAGTGGAAATGTTGCTATAACAGAATCTTGGAATGGTTCAGCATGGACGGAGGTTAATGATTTAGGCAGATCAAATTATGGAATAGGTGGTGTTGGAGCTAGTAATACATCTGCTTTAGCTTTTGGTGGTGTTCCTCCAGTAACAGCTGCAACAGAATCTTGGAATGGATCTAATTGGACAGAAGTTAATGATATGGGCACTGCAAGACACAATATGGGAACTGCAGGAGATGTTCCTGCGGCTTTAGGATTTGGTGGAAACACTGGATCACGAGTTGCAAACACAGAATCATGGAATGGTACAAATTGGACAGAGGTTAATGATTTAAATCAAGTTAGATTTGCTTTAGGTGGAGCAGGAACACAACCTGCTGCATTAGCTTATGGTGGTAATGAACCACCAACTTCAGCTAAAACAGAATTATGGAATGGTACGAATTGGACAGAAGTAAATGATTTAAACACTGCAAAAACAAGTTTAGCTAGTATGGGAATTGCAACATCTGCGATAGCTTGTGGTGGAGAAATAGCACCAGGTCCTAGTACAGCAACTACAGAATTATGGAATGGAACAAACTGGACAGAACAAAATGATTTATCTCAAGCAAGACAACAATTTCCAGGAATTGGTGTAAATGCAAATGCATTAGTTGTTGGAGGAGCTGTACCTCCTTCTTCAGCATTAGTAGAAGAGTGGACAGGTGCAGGTGCACCAATTGGTGCTTGGTCTACAGGAGGTAATTTAAATACTGCAAGATCATATATGTATGGATACGGTGATTCAGAAGCAGCCATGGGTGCTGGTGGAAGTGCTCCCCCTCAAACAGCAGATACAGAAGTTTATAATGGGACTAGTTGGACTGAAGTTAATAATATGAATACTGCTAAATGGGCAGGTGCAAGTTGTGGTACAGACACTTCAGGATTAGCAGTTAATGGTGGTACGTCTACAGCGAGAGTAGCAGAAAATGAAAGTTGGAATGGAACTAACTGGACTGAGGTAAACGATCCTAATGATACAACATATTTTAACGCTGGGGCAGGAGCTAGTAATTCTTCAGCTATAGAATTTGGTGGAAACCCTGGACCTGGAGTAGGAAGTGTTTTAACAGAAACATGGAATGGAACTAATTGGACGGAAGTTAATGATTTAAATACTAATAGAGGTGGTTTAGCAGGGGCAGGTATAGCAACAGCAGCTTTAGCTTTTGCTGGTTATCAATATCCTCCACCTAGTCCTGTTGGAAGAAAAGCACTAACAGAGTCATGGAATGGAACTAATTGGACTGAAGTTGGAGATATGAATACTGCAAGAAATGCTATAACAGGAACAGGAGCTACTAATACTTCAGCTTTTGCAGTAGGTGGAGAAGCAGACCCTGGTTCTGTAGCAAATACGGAAGAATGGAATGGTGCTGCTTGGACAGAAGTTAGTGACTTAAATGTTGCAAAACAAGGACTAGGTGGTGGTAGAGCAAGTAACAGTCCACCTGCAATTGTTTTTGGTGGAAGTTTAAATCCAGGAAATATTACAGCAACAGAAGAGTGGAATACTACTTCAAACACTGTTAAAACATTAACCGATTAATAAAAGGAGAAAACTATGGCAAAAACATATCAATACTGTGTAGCGGAAAACTGGGGAAAGGGTTTCATAGATCATAATGAATCTCACAGAATCACGTTTAGAGGCTATCCTGGAAATGTTTGGCAAGTTCCTGCATATAACAAACATGGTAATCTTTGGATTGCTAAAGTTGCAGGTACTGTAAAAACTAAGGATGAAGCACAAGCGATTGTTGATGCAGAGGTCACAACAGCTCAAAACACTTGGGACGGTAATAACGTTGATGGTGAAACAGCTGATGAAAAAGTTGAAAGACTTGGATCAAGACCTACTGACATAACATTGGAGGAATAAAAATTTAGATGGCTGACTACAATAGCATCGTTGGTACAAAAATTCGGAGCTATACGACTAATCCCGATAATCCGATAACGGGAGAGGTGTGGTATAACGATACTGATAATGTTTTAAAGTTTTCAGCAAATAATCTAGCAGGAGCTTGGTCTACTGGTGGTAATATGAATAACGCTACAGGTGGTCTTGCAGCTGTAGGTAACTCATCAAATTCTTTAGCTTTTGCTGGTTCTAATCCTTCTGGATATACACCTAAAACAGAATCTTATGATGGAACTAGTTGGACAGCAGTTAACGATTTAAACACTACAAGATACGGTCCTTTTAGAACTGGACCCGATAATACAAGTGCTTTATGTGCATCAGGATTTGTTAGTCCAAGTACAAACACAGTAAATGTTGAACAATGGAATGGAACTAATTGGACAGAAGTTAATAATGTAAATGATTCTAGACAAAGAGGCGGAAGTGCTAACGGACCTCTGACTTCTGGTTTAATATTTGGTGGCTATAACTATAGTCCTAATGTTACAAATAATACAGAAACTTGGAATGGAACTAATTGGACTGAGGTTAATAATTTAAATACTGCAAGATATAATTTTGCAGGTGCGGGAGAAGGAAGCACAGCTGCGCTAGCTTTCGGTGGAGATCCAGCTATTCCAGATACTATAACAGAATTATGGAATGGAACAAATTGGACAGAAGTAAATGATTTAAATTCTGGAAAGGGAGGACACTCAGGAAGTGGAACATCAACTGCAGCTCTAGCTTTTGGAGGAGACGAACCACCTCCTATGAGTTATCAAACAGAAGAATGGAATGGAACTAATTGGACAGAAGTTGGAGATTTAAATGCTTATAGTATAAACGGTGGAGGTTCTGGAACAACAACTAATTCAATACTTGCGGCTGGTACGATAGCTGGTGCCTCTCCTGAGAATCAAGTAACAACACAAGAATGGACTTCAAATAATCCAGTCGGTGCTTGGTCTACAGCTAATGCTATGAACACAAACCATTATAATTTAGGAGGTGTGGGTACGTCAACAGCAGCATTAGGTTTTGGAGGAAACTATCCTCCAGGAGATAATTTTGCAGCGCAAACAGAATTGTGGGATGGGACATCTTGGACTGAAGTCAATGATTTAAACACTGGAAGAGAAGGTATAAGAGGTGGAGGAACATCCACTTCAGCAATAGCTTTTGGTGGAAATAGTAACTCAACTACAAATGTAGCTATATCAGAAAGTTGGAATGGTACAAACTGGACTGAAGTCAATGATTTAAATTTAGCAAGACGTAGCACAGCAGGAGCAGGAGCAAGTAATACATCAGCTTTAGCTTTTGGTGGAGATATAACTCCTGGTTCTCCAAGACCACAAGATCTAACAGAATTATGGAATGGAACGAATTGGACAGAAGTTAATGACTTAAACACTGGTAGAATAATTCCTGGAGGTACTGGAATTGCCACAGCAGCGTTATGTGTTGGTGGTTATGATTTTGACCCTAATGTTAGTGCTCATGTAGAATCTTGGAATGGCACAAACTGGACTGAAGTAAATGATATAAGCACTGCAAGATATGGTTCAGCAGTGTCTGGAACTAGTACTGCAGCCTTAGCTTTTGGAGGAAACCCACCAGCAACTCTTGGAGTAACAGAAGAATGGAATGGGTCTGGTTGGGCAGAAGTTGCAGATTTAAATGCTGGAAGAAATGGTTTAGGAGGAGCAGGAACAACAACATCCAGTTTAGCTTTTGGAGGAACACCACCTGCAGCAGGTGCAACAGAAGAGTGGAGTAGCAGTTCAACATCAATTAAAACATTGGATACAGATTAATTATGACAACATATAAAGTATTAAAAGGAACAAATATTCAGGTGAAATCATCAGATCCAACATATCCTATTGATGGAGAAGTTTGGTATGATTCAACAAATAATGTTTTAAAAGGTAATAAAGGGTCTCCAGTAGCAGCTTGGGCAACTACTAATTCTATGAATACGGGTAGATATGGTATGGGAAGTGCTGGAACTCAAGATTCCGCTTTAGGTTTTGGTGGAAATGGCCCTTCAACACAAACAGCAGTTACAGAATCATGGAATGGAACAAATTGGACTGAGGTTAATGATTTAAATCAAGCTAAACATTACGTTGCAGGTGCAGGTACTAGTAATACTTCAGCTTTAGCTTTCGGAGGTAATGTTCCTCCACAAACAGCAAACACAGAAACTTGGAATGGATCAAATTGGACTGAAGTTAATAACTTAAATGAGGCAAAAGAATTATTAGGAGGTAATGGAACCACAACATCTGCATTAGCTTATGGTGGTGCATTTCCAGGTAGTGTAGCTAAAACAAGCACAGAAACTTGGAATGGAACAAACTGGACTGAAGTAAATAATTTAAATACTGGAAGAAATGGTTTATCTGGTGCAGGAGCAGACAGCACATCAGCCGTAGCATTTGGAGGAACTCCAAGTCCTTCTCCAGAAGGATTAGCAATAACAGAATCATGGAATGGAACTAACTGGACTGAAGTTAATGATTTAAATCTTGGAAGAGTATATATTGGTTCAACAGGAACTGCAACAGCTGCTTTAGCCATTGGAGCTCAACCATCTCCACAAGGACAGACCGAATTATGGAATGGAACAAATTGGACAGAGGTTAACGATTTAAATGTAGGTAGAAGCACTGCGGGAGGAGCTGGAACTAGCACATTAGCTTTAGCTTTTGGTGGTGGTGGAAGAACAAATTCATCAGAAGCATTTACAGGTGCAACAACAGTTACATTTACTGACTCATAAGACTTGTAATATATTTTAAATAATATATATTAGTCTTAACTATAAAGGATAAAGATATGAAAAAAGATGTTAAAGAAGTAATACAAGGTGAAGAACCTCATTTAAATAATTTGTTATCACAAGAAGACCTATCATCGTTTAAAGGCATGGTAGACGAGCTTCGTGATACATGGACCAAAAAACAAATGTTTCGAACAGAAACAGAAGCAAGGTTTTCTGTGCTACAAGATAATAGATACCCAACCAAAGCTGCAAAGTATTGGCAGTGTGTAAGAGAACAATCTAGTTATCTAGATAACCTTATGCATTTATCTTTTGATTATAGAAGAAATGAAGCAAAGATAAAATGGTTAGAAAAAAAGCTAGATAAAGAAGAAGACGAATACAAAGCAACCAAATACAAAATAGATCTAGATGAATGTATTTTTGGTAAAGCATCTATGGAAAAAGTTGCAAGACATAGAATGCGTGAAATTAAAATGTG